CTACTAGTTGATTGAATGTAATTTTTGGTTCCCAACCAAGTTTTTCTTTTGCTTTAGTCGCGTCTCCAAGTAACGTTTCGACTTCAGCAGGACGATAATATTTAGGATCTACGGCAACAATAGTTTTCTTTGTATTTTTATCCATAGCAATTTCATCTTCACCATTACTATGCCATTCAAGTTCAAATCCAAAGTATGGTGCTGCTCTTTCGATAAACTCACGAACAGAATACTGTTTACCAGTAGCAATCACATAATCATCAGGTTCATCTTGCTGTAGCATCATCCACATAGCACGGACATAATCTTTGGCATGACCCCAATCACGTTTGGCATCAAGATTACCCAGATAAAGAACTTTTTGATTTCCTTCAGAAATTGCCTTCAAACCACGGACGATTTTACTGGTCACAAAAGTCTCACCACGACGTGGAGATTCGTGATTAAACAGAATACCAGAACTACAATGCATTCCATATGCTTCCCGATAGTTCTTGATAATCCAGTATGCATACAGCTTTGCTACACCATATGGAGAACGTGGATAAAAAGGAGTCGTCTCTTTCTGAGGAGTCTCTTGAACAAGTCCATATAATTCGCTAGTGGATGCTTGATAGATACGAACCTTATCTTCCATACCCAGAAGACGAACTGCTTCCAAAACACGAAGAGTTCCAAGAGCATCAGTTTGTGCAGTATACTCAGGCATCTCAAATGAAACTTTTACATGACTTTGAGCACCTAGATTATAAATTTCATCTGGTTGAACGTGTTGAATTACTCTAACAACATTTGTAGAGTCAGTCAAATCACCATAATGCAGATGAATACGTTTATAAATGTGGTCTATACGATGAGTATTAATCATGGAAGAACGCCGTACAATACCATGAACTTCATACCCCTTTTCAAGGAGAAATTCTGCAAGGTATGAACCGTCCTGTCCAGTAATACCTGTAATCAGAGCAACTTTCATATAAGGATTATTTTTTTCTATACTAACAAAGAAATCATAGCGTGTCAATTCCGTCCATAGACATCATCAATTCTAATAATATCATCTTCTTCAAGATAAGATCCACTCTGCACTTCTATAATCTGAAGTGGAATACATCCTGGATTAGATAATCTATGCTTTACCCCCATTGGAATATATGTACTCTCACATTCACCCATCAGAAACTCTTTATCGCCATTTCTAATTAATGCCGTTCCACTAGTAACTACCCAGTGTTCAGATCTATGGTGATGATACTGATATGATATACTTTGTCCTGGATTGACAATTATTTTTTTAACCTTAAACCTCTCACCAGAATCAATTACTTCATATGATCCCCAAGGTCTTTCTGATTTTTCCATACACATATGATTAGATAATATATGTATAAAAAAAGGAGGGACGAATCCCTCCTTTTTAAGGTCTTTACATGCACGCCACTTGCTCTTTAACTAGAAGCAAGAAACTAGGCGGGAGTTTCCTCCATCCGCACCACTTGCTCTTAGGAAAAGCAAGAAACCGATCATCCAAGATCAATTTTTCTACGAAGTTTAGCAATCAGTTCATCCACTTTTGCTTCAAGTGCAGCAACTCTTTCAGAATCACCACCACCATCACATTTAGAATGTGCCTGCGCTTCAAGTGCTTGGAGTCTAGATTCGACTTCTACATCGTATTTTGACATCGCTGCACCTGATGCTGATCTTGCTGCTTGTCCTTTAGTTGCCATTTTCTTTTTGTTTGTTTACTCTGATTTATTTAGTTTTTAGAGGGTCTAATGACTCCACCACCTAGTTTTAAGAACTAGGAAACTTCGGGATTGAAGGGGATCCTTCACCGACCAGGGTTTTTAAAGTCTCTCCATGACTTTTTTAATAGGATTTTTTACAGCAAAATGAAGAGATTCATCAATTTCTTTCTCCCAGACATATGTCGAATGAGTTTCATCGAGATTAATATCTGTTCCATAATATGTTACATGGAAGACAGCATTGACTGTGTGAACATTATCTTTTTTGAATATTGTTTCCTCAACAGAAATAAAATCTCTGAAAGTAACATCAACACCAATTTCTTCCCTAGCCTTACGCAGTACTGCTTGCTCAAGAGTTTCATTTTTAAAAACTCTACCTCCAGGCAACCACCACTGACCCTTTGCTGGAGATTGAGTTCTTTTAATCAGAAGAAATTCATTCCTCCAATTAGTAACAACCATATCCACACAAAGGGTAGGAATTACTTCTCTAATTTTGCTGTATAAATCTTTTTCAATCAACATGCCGACTAACTACATCTTTACGGTAAGCAGGAACATTTTCTGGATCTAACCAGCAAGTATAATCATGATCTTCCATGGCAGTCATCAACTGCATTTCATTATCACAAAGATACATGTCCCTGTATCGACCCGTGTAAGAGTCTACTTTTTGAATACGACAATCTGGCATACCATTGGTTTCCAGTTTGCCAACTTGAACATAACGATAAGGAAACCGCTCAAGAAGAACGGTTGGTTTCACAGAAACTTTCATCAAGCGACCTCAACAGACTCCAGATCACTGAAGACATGCTCCATGAGCATTTCATAATCATCCATAGGATCACCAGAAAAGACTACGCCATTATTTTCATAATACCGACGAACCTTTTTGAAAAGTTTCGGATTCTTTACATCAAGGAAAATTTCGCCATTTGCTGCAGCACGAAGAGTGCTGATGTCTTTCTTGAACTTAGAAGTGATAGTCATTTTTTCGAATGTTGACCTTAGTATTATAAGGGTTTGACTCCGTGGAGTCAAGTGGGGGATGAGGGGATCGAACCCACCTTAGCCGAATTATGAGTTCGGTGCATTCACCAGATTGCTAATCCCCCTGGTAGGACTGCTGGGAGTTGAACCCAGGTCACACCGTTATAAGCAGTGGGCCTTAACCGTTAGGCGACAGTCCCTCAGGATGCTTCTGAGTGGTCAGTGTATAAGCGTATGAGTTCCTCATCCGCTGGTGTCATTATAGCAGTATTTTTTCCGTTTGTAACCCCTATACTTTCTCCTTCTTCAACTCTTTTAATCAACTCGTCCCAGTTTTCCTGCCAGTGTTCCACAGAGTAAATTTCCATCGTTGTCATATTTATAAATCGGGATGATAGGATTCGAACCTACGGCCACTCGCTCCCAAAGCGAGTGCTCTACCAAACTGAGCTACATCCCGTGGCGGTAGGTTCCTGTCGCCGCCAGTTCTGAACCCACCAGAAGGGAACTGCCGCAGTTGATCTCTCAACTTTTATAATATATCACTATCAATTAAACCTGTCAAGCATATTCATCTTCATCTTCATAAAGTGGGCAAGGTTCTTCAAACAACAATGCCATTCTTAACTCTTTAATCTTTTCTTGTAACTCGTTGAAGTCTTCCTCTGTCATTTTTCTTTGAATAGATCTTCTACTTGTTTTCGAGTATTATTCATTTTTTGTTTTTCTCGTTCGGGATGCTTGTAACCATGCTTACCATGAAATATGGCATGACCTTGACAGAACATAGTCACACCAAATATCAGGGCAAGAATAATGCCTATCCATTCAATTATAAGTGTATGTTGAGCCATGGGAATACGGGATCGATTACTCCAATAAGTCTAAGCAGACCCTCAGCAAAAAGTGCGAGAACAACCCAACCAACACACATACTGATAATTCCAGCATTACGATTATGCTTTCGTATGGCATCATCAATCATCTCCTGCACTTCTTCTTTTGTGACAACGTTGGGCGGTTCAATGTCCTTGCCCCAGTTTTTAAACATCATCAAGTTCCTCTTCCATTTTTCTAAGTGCTGTTGCTCTTTCTACCCAAGTAACTCCACCTTCAAATCCCTTTAATGGATTGATACATTGGTGATCACCCAACTTATTACATACCAATCCTGCTAAATCCAGTTCGTTTCCCTTCTTACCAGTTCCTGACCAGTAATGTTCCCCTCCTATCCATGTTGCGCCACACTTGGGGCAAATGCTATTATCAGATGACAAAGATGATAGATCATCGGTCATTCTTCTTGTGCTCCTTTGATAGTTGTTCTCTAGCGATGAGAAGTTGCTTCTTTAATCTTTTCTTCATCAAATGCATTCTTATTCTAATAATAGAATACCTGAACTGAAGATCCAGATAAGCAATTAGCCTCATAGTAGAATCATAACCACCTATGATGATTAAGACAACAAATGTCAGGACTAGCAGATAAAAGACAGTCAAAAACGGTATGCGGTTATAGGCTTATATAGACATGTAATATTTTCTTAATTATGTAACAATACTATACAAAAACGGAGAGAGTGGGATTCGAACCCACGGAGGTACTACCCTCGCTGGTTTTCAAGACCAGTGCCATAAACCACTCGACCATCTCTCCCTGAAGGAACATCGTTCCAATGCCTTATTGCGTTGGCAACAATAGCCACGTTAGTAACCAGATAAGAAAGAAGTATAACAGTGCGTATGACAGCCACTGCATTTGCCTCTCTGTCATTTTTACCTTCCTTTGCTCCTAGTGCTTTTGCCCAGAGTCTCCACATCAACGAATCTCAAAATCTAGTTTACGAACTTTACGTTTTCTTCTCTGTTCTTGCCATTGAACATCCTCAGAAGAAAGAACATTTTTCTTTTGTTCTTTCTTACTAGAGTTTAACATTACAACTTTAGACAAGTCAACAGCAGTAACACTATCATTTCTAACGGTCATCATATTAGGACAACCGCATACTTGAGTTTTTGTATTACTAGTTATTTCTCTATTGCAATCTTTGCATCTTACTACTAGCATCACTTAAGATAATATTCATCACCTTATTTATACTCATTCTCTTAATCCCAAATCCCTAATACACATCTCTAAAAACTCTTTCTGGTCTTCATGTTGAGAAATTACATGGTTATACAAATACATATCATCACCTAATACATGAGGAGTATAATGTCTCCAATAAGGTTCATTATCTTTTTTCTTATCATCAATATACTTTTGAGCTCTTTTTATATCTGGATCAGATATATGAACTCTTTCACTTTTTTTTATGCTAAGACGAATGTTATTTTTTAAGAAAAATAAATTAATAAGTTCTTCTGTAGGAATTTCATAATCAACAGGAATCCATGTTATTGAATATGGATTCAGTGTAGATGGAAGTAACGATGTTATTGGAATACTATGGGAATCTTCAGAACTTGTTAGAACAAAATTTAATAATGCTGGATTACTTTCAAGTTTTTTTATAATCCAATCTCCCAAAAAAGGACCATGTGTAACATAAGGAGGACGTTCTTTTTCACTAAAATCATCTTTCCAAGAAAAGTCTCCACTTAATCTATTAAATTGTTCGACTATTCCTTTTGTATGTCTTGAATGTGGATTTCTTATAGTTGAGAAAAACTTAAAGCATTCAGTCTTTTCCATTCTATAATGAACTCTTTGTGCTTTCTCATTGGGATTCGAATATCTAATCGGATCTTTCTCTACTAATTGCCACAAAGGTTTCTTTATCCATCCATTCTTATTAAAAAATTCTGTGAAGGTGCATAATCCATTTTTAGGGATCCCAAGAAAAACCCACTTAAATTCTTCACCTTCATACTTTAAAGGTCCTGTAGATTCTGGTTGGACATATGCCTGAATAGCTTCTTCAAAAAATTGTTTATGTCTTTTCATATTAGTAAATCAAAATGCTTGATGACGGGATCGAACCGCCGACCGCCTCGGTGTAAACGAGATGCTCTACCTCTGAGCTAATCAAGCGAGGCATTACACTTATCCGTATGCTATGTAGGCGCTACACCTAACATACTGACAGTTTGTAATGGAGTAGAGAGTAACCAACTCTCATCACAGTGTGGTTAGCACCGTCGCGGGCGGACTCATCCCCCGTCCCACTCCCCCGGCAGGATTCGAACCTGCGACCAGACGATTAACAGTCGTCGGCTCTACCGCTGAGCTACAGAGGATTAAGGTTTTTTGCCTTTTCTTCTTTTACAGTCTTGAAATAGAGTTTATAATAACTCCTTTTCATTTCATCAATGATATTCATGTCTTCTTCAAATCCCATATACTTAAGATGTTGGTAAGTACCTTCCATCTCACTTATAAGTAGAAGAAGATTGATAGAAGTTCGTGGTCTCCCGCCAAACTTCCAATGATCATAATTAATGCCCATAAAAGAAAAAAGGACAAGAGCGGAATATCGGATTCGAACCGACGACATTCAGCTTGGAAGGCTGACGTTCTACCACTGAACTAATTCCGCAAGGCGACTCAAGTAGGATTCGAACCTACGACCGACTGCTTAGAAGGCAGTTGCTCTATCCAGCTGAGCTATTGAGTCATAAGTTAGGGGATTTATCCCCTTTCGATTCCATCGTTCATGTAATCGGTAAAATCATTATACTGGTCTTCAGTAATTTCGTCAAGACTTACAACTTCAAGTTCAGTTTGCTTAGGTTCTGGTTCAATCCATTCTGCAAACTCTTGATAGATTGAATATGCATCATCAGATTGCCCAGAGTCGTGTTTATTTTGAGCGATTTCCTCATGTATATCTCCAACTCTAGAAAGTGCCCACTCTCTAATGTTAGAGACGAGTTCTTCAGTTTCCATCATAGTAGTCTTTTCGGAAGTACCTGCTGAGGATGTTGCTATTGTAGTATCTTGGGACACCGCTGTCAAGTGATTCGGTGAGTACCCCGTTGATGAAGAGTTGTCTTGTTTCTTCGAAGTTTGTTTTGCCAGGTG